TACTATCCAGAAGTATTACCTGTAGTACAGTTACAAGAAACTAAGTCTCGAGATCAGGCACTTAAACAGTTCCAATCTTACAACCTAAATAACATGTATAAGTAATGGCAACAACTTTCGTAGATTACGATGGAGACGGAAACGCTACGAAGTCGTTTTCCTTTCCTTCCATCAAAGAAGCAGATATTAAAGTAGAAGTCGATGAAGTCGTAAAGACAGTTGGCACACACTATAATATAACAGGCTATACAACAACAGGTGGTGGTAATGTAGTCTTCATAGACAACAGTGGTTCCGGTGGAACTAACCATATACCACAAACTTCGTCAAACAAAATACGTATCTTTCGTGATACAGATGTAGATAATGCGAAGGCTACATTTACAGCAGGGTCATCAGTTAAAGCTGGTGATCTTAACAATAATCAAACACAGATATTGTATGCTGCACAGGAAGAACAGAATCAAACAATACAAACACATAAAATAAAAGACGCAGCAGTCACAACTGTTAAAATAAAAGATGCAAATGTTACTACAGCTAAGATAGCTGCTGATAATATTACATCTGCATTAATAGCAGACGATCAGATCAACTCAGAACACTATGTAGACGAGTCTATTGATACTCAGCATATTGCAAACTTAAATGTTACTACAGCTAAGATTGCAAACTTAAATGTAACAACACCTAAAATAGCTGACCTTAACGTAACAAGAGGTAAGTTAGAAGCTGACGCTGTAGATGGTACTAAGTTAGCTGATAATGCAGTTAATACAGAACACTACACAGATAACTCTATTCAACATGTTCATTTACAAAATGACATTATAGACGCTGACAACATACAAGACGATGCAGTCGGACCTGAGCATATACAAGCTAACGCTGTGACTGACTCAGAAATAGCAACAGGTACACTAGATAATAGATACTACACAGAAACTGAACTAGATGCCGGACAGCTAGACAATAGATATTATACTGAAACTGAACTAGATGCTGGTCAATTAGATAATAGATATTTTACTGAAACAGAGCTAACTAACGGTGCTTTGGATGGTAGATACTTTACAGAAACAGAAGCTGATGCAAGATACTTTAACATCAGCACTGGAGATACTATTAAAGATGGTGACACATTTCCAGACAACGATACTACGATTGCTACAACCGCAGCTATCAACGACAGGATAATTGACCTAGTTGACGATGTTGGTGGTTTTGTTCCTATTGCAAACGAAACAAGTTTTCCTACAGCTAACCCTGATGTAAACAATGGAGCTGGTACTCTTGTATCTATAAAAGAAATAAGCAGCACACGTACACCAAGTACAGGCACAGTTACTATTGCAAACGGTTCTGGATCTAATACTGTAACTATTACAGGTTGTGGATCTACAGTTCTTACAGCAGGCTTTGGTGTAATCGTAGAAACTACAACTACATTACATACATATGCGTTTCACAGATTAGTACCAAAAGCAACAGAGGTTACAACTGTAGCTAGTATTTCAGCTAACGTAACAACTGTAGCAACAAACATTGCAGATATTAATACAGTTGCTGCTGACTTAACTGAAGACACATCTGAAATAGAAACAGTTGCTACTGATATTGCTAATGTAAATACTGTTGGGACTGATATCGCAAATGTAAACACAACTGCTGGTAGTATAGCTAATGTAAACACTGTAGCTACTAATATAGCTAATGTTAATACAGTAGCTGCTAACGACAGTAATATTACTTCTGTAGCTGGTAACGAATCAAACATTAATAGTGCAGTCAGCAATGCTAGCAACATTAACAGTGCGGTCAGCAATGCTTCTAATATAAATACTGTTGCAGGGTCTATAAGTAATGTAAATACTGCTGCTACTAACATAGCTAACATAAATACAACTGCAACTAATATTAATGATGTAAATAATTTTGCTGGTACATATCAGATAGCATCATCAGCTCCATCAACAGATGGTAGTGGTAACGCACTAGCAGAAGGTGACTTATATTTTGACACATCCTCTAACGAATTACAAGTATATAATGGTTCATCTTGGCAAGGTGGTGTAACAGCTGGTACTGGTTTTGCTAGTTCTGGTACTAACACATTTACTGGAAACCAAACAATACAGAATAATTTACCTAAATTAATCTTAACTGACGCTAACAACGATTCAGATTTTTCAGTACAAAATGCAAACGGTGTCTTTACTGTTCATGATGAAACTAATACTGCTGATAGACTTACAATTAACTCAGCTGGTTTAGTTACTGTTCCCGGAAATCTAGATGCTAACAGTGGAATTGACGTAACAGGTAACATAACTGTATCTGGTAACGTAGATGGTCGTGACGTAGCTGCTGATGGTACTAAGTTAGATGGCATTGAAAGTGGAGCTAAAGACGATCAGACAGCCGCAGAAATTAAGACGTTATTAGATAGTAATGGTATTGTTAACTCAAACGTAGACGCAAGTGCAGCGATAGCAAGAACAAAACTTGCAAACGTAGATGTAGTGGATGACAGTTCACCGCAGCTAGGTGGAAGCCTAGATGTAAATGACTATAATATTCTAAATGGAACAGCTATTTTAGATATAACAGAAAACCAAAGGTTTGAATTTAATATAGGTGGCACAGAATATTTAGATATTAATGGTGGTGGTATTGACGTAACAGGAAGCATCACAGTTACAGGAACAGTTGATGGTAGAGACGTAGCAGCAGATGGTACAAAACTAGATGGTATAGAAGCAAGTGCAACTGCTGACCAAACAGCTAGTGAGATAAAAACACTTCTACAGTCTGACAAGTTAACTAGCAGTGAAATAGCAGATGATGCAATTACAACTGACTTAATAGCAAATAACGCAGTTACTCAAGGTAAAATAGCATCGGATTCAATAAGTGCTGTTATGTTGCAAAGTGACTCCGTTACTACAGCTAAAATTGCAAACGATGCAGTTGATGAAAATAAACTATCTCATACAGGTGTAAGTGCTGGTACTTATGGTTCTGCTACAGCTATTCCTGTTATTACTGTATCTACACAAGGTAGAATTAGCTCTGCAACTACTGCAACTATTAACAGTGACGTAATATCTACACAACAAGCAGCATTTAACAACCGCACACTAGCCACAGGGTTTAACCATATCATGGCTGGCCCAGTAACTATAGCTTCTGGTCAAGCTATTACATTATCTGGCACTGCAAAATTAACAATTATTGGATAACAAATGGCATACGGAAAAATTAAAGCAGACGCTATAGTATATGATAATAGCGGGTCTGACGTTGAAGTTTCGACTTCAAGTATAACCAGTAAAGCAAACTTAGGAAGTCCAGCTTTTACTGGAACCCCTACTGCACCCACAGCAGCAGACGGTACAAATACAACTCAAATCGCTACTACTGCTTTTGTACAAGCAGCTGGTGGTGCTAGAAAACTTGTAGAACAAGGAAGCAGTCACGAAATAGAATTTATTGCTATTGGTGGTGGTGGAGCTGGTGCATACACTGACTCTGGATACGCTGGTGGAGGCGGTGGAGCTGGTGGACTAGCTTACCACTCTGGTCTTATGATTGCTGATGGTACACAACTTACAGTTACTATTGGTAGTGGTGCTAATGGCCCTACAAGTGACTCACAGATGGGTAGACTTAATAGTTCTTGGGCTCCTGATGGAGGAGATACAACAATTACTGGAACTGGTATCCGTGTTGAAGCCTATGGTGGCGGAGGCGGTGCTGGTTATAACGGTACTTATCAATTAGGTTCTTCTGGAGGCTGCGGTGGCGGTTCTGAAGGAGCTGATCTTTTAGCAGATATAGCTGGTTGGTCAGTTGCAAGACAGGCTAACGGTGGTACTTCTGCTTTTGGTACTGCTGGAAGTATGGGATCTGGTGGTAACTACAATAGAGGTGATGGTAACTACGCTGCTGGTGGTGGCGGAGGAGTCGGGGGTGGCCCAGACTCTATGCGTTCTGGAGGTGGTAGTGGTACTTATGCTTTCCACGTCTGGCTTAATGCTACATCTGAAGGAGTAGTTTCTAACTCTGTTCGCTGCATAGGTGGCGGAGGTGGAGGCGGAGAGCCTAACTCTGGAGGCGGAGCTGCTGGTGCTGGCGGTGCTGGTGCTGGTGGTAATAGCTCTGGTTCTAGCGGTGGTGACGCTACTCATTACACTGGTTCTGGCGGTGGCGGAAGAGGTCGCTGGGATACTGGATCTGGTCGTGGTGGTAATGGCGGTAACGGTATGGTTATTTTCCGTTATCCAGACAACAAAGGTCAAAAAGGATCTGGCGGTACTGTAACTCAATCAGGCGGTTACTATTACCATGTCTTTAAATCTGGTGGAACATTTACAGTATAATTATTATGGCAAACTTTGCAAAAATAGAAAACGGTGTAGTCACAAACATCTTTATTGCTGAACAATCTGAAGTTGATAAAGGTACATTTGGTGACGCATCTACCATTAAAGAATGGAAAAGAGATGGAAGTATTCGTGCTAACCCTGCTACTATTGGTGGTACTTATGATGCTTCTAAAGATAAGTTTTTCTGGGCTCAACCTCACGCTTCCTGGACATTAGATTCAAACGATGAGTGGGTTGCTCCAATTACTAGACCAACAGATAAATCTAAACATTGGTATTGGGATGAAGCAGCTTATCAAGCTGACAATACAAAGGGTTGGACAGCAGGTACTTAGTGGAAATACCAAGTATAAATATACCTCCAGTACCTAAATACGAGACAATATCTATACCTTTACCTACCGCTGACGTTCCTAGTTATGTACCTTTGGTAGTGCCTCCTAGTGATCTTAGAGAACCAGAAGGCACACAACCAGAAACTACAGAAACTACGGAACAACCAGCACCGAGCTTAAACATACCTTTTATCAATACAGAGGTTCCTTTACCTACTGCAGAGACGGTAGTAGTTGCAGGTTATGCAGCAGTATCAGCTGTTGCTGTAACTACTTTAGCTCAACCATTTTTTGACACCATAAAGAAAAGAATACAAAAGTTTATACAAGGTAAAATAGACAAATGGAAGAAAAGAAAAAAGGATTAGTTACTAAACTAAAAGACATTGCCGAAGACAAAGAACATCAAATAGAGATATTAGGTACTTTTGTCCGACTAGGCGTTGTTGTTTGGTCTGGGTTTATTATTACCATGAACTATGTAGATATTCCTATGGTTAAAAAAGCGGGGAATAGCGACATCACTTTTGTGGCCAGCGTTTTTACAGGAGCACTAGCTACATTCGGTCTTACTACAGGTAAGAACGGAGGTAGTAAAACACCTACAAATTGCCCCATGATGGCAAAGAAACAAGACCCTCCAAAAACATGAAAAGACTATTACTGGCTATGCTACTGCTACCAGCAGGTGCATATGCTAATACCGTCACGCCACAATTTACCACAGGTAGTATGAACTCCACGACTACCACAACCCAAACTATAACCGAGGTTACGCAAAAACAAGTATTTGGAGCGGAAGTGTCCACTTGGTCTGGTACTAATGTTACACCATCGTCTAATATAACAGATTCAGCTACAACATTTAGTGTCACAGATACTTCATTACCTTGGACACTAGAAACAACTACCAGACAAGCTGGATTAGTAGAACAATGGGATATTCAAACAACCTATACAATAAACTCCACTACAAACTCCTTGTCTGTCTTCTCACAGTAAGTTCACCAGCTTTAGCTGAAAATGACAATGTAAGTAACCCAGTGGCTGCTGCAACGGGAAATGTCACAAATCAGGCTATACAATTTCAGAACAATGGCAATGGTTCCAGACAACAGTTTGGTTCTAATATAAGTTGTAATGGCTCTACTATGACATTTAGCCCTTTTTATATGGGTAACGATACACAGCCACAGACAGAGGATGGATATGTAATCTCAGAAAACTGGGGGTTTCAGATTAATTTTTCAGTACCCCTAAATAGAGATTTGACTAGACAATGTCAAGAAATAGCAGCTCGACAAGAAGAGAAGATGCAACTTGACTATGAACTTGTTAGAGCACTTAAATGTGCAGAATTAATGCAAAAGGGCTTTACGATACGCCCTAACACTCGTGTTTATCACTTGTGTTCAGATATCGTACCAATCCAATCATTATTACCGAAGTAACATGTTAGCACTATTAAAACCAATCGTTTTGACTTTTTTAAAAAGCGAGAAATTCAAATTATTTGTAGTTGACTTATTAGAAAAGTTATCCAAAGAAAGCGATAATGACCTTGACGACAAGGCAGTAGAATTTATTAAAAGAGGATTAAAAGTTGAGTAAAGTTAGCAGAGCTGGAGAGTCACAGTTTAACGAGTTACATAATCTCGTCACCGAAGAGTTCTTAAACAGAATAAAAAACGGTGAAGCTACAACTGCTGATTTAAAGGCTGCATCTGACTGGCTATACAAAAATGACATTACGGGGGTTGCGTTTGATACGTCACCTCTTAGCAAACTAGCTGACGTAATGCCAAAAATTGATTTTGATGCAGTACAAAAAGCAGTGAAACGCTAATGGCTCCCAGACGTAAACCACTCTCCCAATTACGGAGAAGTGCAAGAAATTATAGACTTAATCCAAAGTCTAGACTAAAGAAAAATGCTGCCCAAAGACAAAGAAACAAAACCACAGAAAACAAAAAGTATAGAGCCGAACTTAACCGTGCCAGGCGGAAGGCTGGGGAATATGGCAAGGGCGGTAAGGATTTTTCACACACTAAATCAGGAAGATTAGTAAGAGAGAATCCATCTACAAACAGAGCTCGAAATCGTGGTAAAAAATGACACCAGTACTTCCTACTTATAAACATTACACACAAAACTTAATAGTCATGACATCAACAGACGCTAAAAAACTCTGGAGAAAAGCTATTAA